GTGAATAAGTTATATGAAACGCAATTCGTGCCAAAAAATACTTTCGTTCACCATAGCACATACCTAGATAATCCTCATATCTCCAAAGAGTTTCTCGAAGATGCTGAGAACGTAAAAAATCGCTCCCAACACAAATACGATTGGGAATACCTCGGTAAACCTATTGGCTCTGGTGTGGTGCCGTTTGATAATCTTGTATTTAGGAGCATTAGTGACGCAGAGATACGGAGATTTGACAATATCCGGCAGGGTATTGACTGGGGTTATGGTGTAGATCCAGTAGCGTTTGTGAGATGTCATTATGATAAAACACGCCGGAAATTATATATATTTGACGAATATTACGGGGTTAAAATAAGCAATCGGGAACTCGCCGAATGGATCAAGAAAAAGAACTATCATACCGAACTAACGATTGCCGATAGTGCTGAACCGAAGTCCATTGATGAAATGAAGTCTTATGGAATTAGAATCAAAGGAGCCAAAAAAGGCCCTGGAAGCGTTGAGTATGGGGAGAAGTGGCTGGATGATTTGGAGGAAATTGTCATAGATCCAAAACGCACTCCAAATACAGCCAGAGAGTTTGAAAACATTGATTACCAAGTTGACACAGATGGTAATCCGAAACCAAAGCTGGAGGATAAAGACAACCATACGATTGACGCAGTACGTTATGCCTGCGAAAACGACATGAAGCAGTCAGCAATATCTTTTTAAGGTGGTGGTACAGTGGCGTATGTTACACAGATGCAGTTGATTGAACGTTTTTTGGCCAAAGGTGCAGCAGCTGCTATGACATTAGAACAGTTCATCAAAGCTATGATTGATGAGTGGAACAACTCTAAAGAATTGGAGTTGATGCTTACTGGTCAAAGGTATTATGAAGGTGAACCAGATATTCTAAAGCGAATTAGGAAAGTGATTGGTGAAGGTGGTGAGCTAGAAGAAGTTAAAAATCTAGCGAATAATAAACTAGTTCATAATTTCGTTAGGAAGCTGGTCAATCAAAAGGTTGGTTATCTTTTATCATTACCATTTAGTATTCAGACGAATAATAAGGATTACTTAGAGGAGTTAAATAAGTTTTTTGATAAAGCTTTCATGCGTTCATTTCAGAATCTCGGTAAGGAAGCGATTAACAAAGGGAAAGCCTGGCTTCATGTTTATTATAACGAAGACGGTGAATTGTCATTCAAACAAATTCCATCTGAAGAGATTATTCCTCTCTGGAAAGATGCCGCGCATACAGAGTTGGATGCAGTCATTAGAATATATCAATTAGATGGTTTTAATGGTACAGAAAAGACAACCATTACTAAGGTTGAATATTGGGATAGGAATGGTGTTAAGAGGTATATTTTAATAGAGGGTGAATTAGTACCCGACGTAGAAGCTGGCGAAGAAAGTAGTCATTTTATGGGAGTGGTGAATGGGGAAGAACAAGGTTATAATTGGGAGAAAGTGCCGTTTGTTTGTTTCAAGTATAATCACGAGGAAATACCACTTATTAAGTTTGTGAAGTCATTAGTTGACGATTACGATAAACATAAGTCAGACAATAGTAATAATCTTGAGGATTTACCTAATGGTATTTATGTACTTAAAAATTATGACGGTCAAGATTTGGGTGAGTTTAGGAGAAACCTTTCACTTTATAGAGCAGTTAAAGTTACAGATGAAGGTGGGGTGGATACTTTAACAGTTGACGCTGACATTGAAGCTTATAAACACCATCTAGAAACTACTCGTAAAGATATTTTTGAATTTGGTGGAGGCGTGGATACTCAAACTGAGAGGTTTGGAACCGAAAGGTCTGGCGTAGCACTGAAATTTCTCTATGCCGACCTGGACATGGACGCCAATATGATCGAATCTGAATTCCAGGCGAGCTTGGAGCAGTTGAGATGGTTTATAGACCAACACATTTATAACACAACTGGCAAAGATTACTCCGAAGAGAATGTAGATTTTATTTTTAACCGTGACATAATCATCAACGAAAACGATGTGATTATGAACGCTAAAAACAGTGTGGGCGTTATATCGAAGGAAACTATACTGTCTAATCATCCGTGGGTTACAAACGTCCAGGATGAGTTAGAGCGAATAGAGAAAGAGGAAAAAGAACAATTTAACAGTTATTTTAATGCTTTCGGATCTGTAACTGGTGGTAACGATGGCGAAGAATAGAGATTATTGGAAGAAGCGGTTCGAACAGTTAGAGCAGGCGGCCAATAAAGAAGCGTTAACGTATTTGCGAGAACTAGAAAAACAATACCTAAAAGCTCTACAAGAAATAGAAGCTCAGATAAACACATGGTATCGTAGATTTGCAGTCAACAATCAAATAGACATGAGTGAAGCTAGAAGGTTGTTGAATACCAAAGAATTAGCTGAATTCAAGTGGACAGTGGAGGATTATATCAGATTCGGGGAAGCAAACGAACTAAATCAGTTGTGGATGAAACAACTGGAGAATGCTTCAGCGAGGTTTCACATCTCGAGGTTGGAAGCTTTGAAAGTTCATATCCAACAATCATTGGAGACTTTATTTGATAAACAGCTTAGTGGAATTGACGATTTGATGAAAAAAATATACATGGAGGACTATTATAAAACTTTATTCGAGGTTCAGAAAGGCTTTAATGTCGCCTGGGATATAGCTTCTGTTGACCAGAATAAACTCTCAAAGATTATATCCAAACCCTGGGCTGTGGATGGTAAGAACTTTAGCGAACGGATTTGGACAAATAAAACAAAATTAATAAGTGAATTGCATAATGAGTTAACTCAGATGACTATTCTGGGTAAAGGTCCGGATGAAGCGATCCGAAATATAGCCCAAAAAATGAACACGTCTAAAAACAATGCTGGAAGGTTGGTGATGACAGAGCAGTCATATTTTTCCACTGTGGCGCAGGGGGATGCTTTCCGAGAATTGGGGGTAGAACGATATGAGATAGTGGCAACGTTGGACGATCGCACATCAGAAATTTGTCAAGAATTGGATGGAAAAATCTTCGAAATGAAAGATTTCGAAGCTGGTGTTACTGCCCCACCGTTCCATGTTTGGTGTAGGACAGTTGTTGCTCCGTATTTTGATGATGATTTTGGGGAGAGAGCGGCCAGAGGAGTGGATGGGGAAGTTTATTATGTGCCTGGAAATATAACTTATAAACAGTGGAAGGAGAAGCATGTGAAATAAGAGGGAGGAGATTTGTATTAAAGAATATGAAGAATTAGAAGTTACATGTAAATCAGTAGAATAACAGTTCCCGCAAGCCTCTCAACGATGCGCAACCTGCGGGCCATTAATTAATCTCGCCATTTTGGTATTGTTGGGCGAAAACTAACAAGACATCACCGGACGCGACCGGGGTAAAAAGCGAAGATGAAAGGGAGGATATGAATGGATTGGTTGAAAAAATTACTTGAAGGTTTATCTGAGGAACAAATTAACAATATTACAAAGGAGGTTGAGAAACACTACGAAGGATTTATCCCAAAGCACCGTTTTGACGAGGTGAACGAGGCTAAAAAACAGCTTGAAAAATCTTTGGCTGAACGTGATAAACAATTAACAGAGCTTAAGAAGTCTGTTGGTGACAACGAACAGCTCAAACAACAAATCGAAAAACTCCAGGCTGAGAATAAAACCGCCAAAGAAGAATACGAAACCAAACTCAAAGACATGGCGGTTACTACAGCTATTAAATTGGCTGTTGCTGGAGAAGTACACGATCCAGATTTGATTGTTACTTTATTGGATAAGTCAAAAATTGAGATTGATGAACAAGGTAACATTAAAACTGGACTGGAAGACCAGATTAAAGCTTTGCAAGAGAGCAAAGCTTTTTTATTTGTTCAGAAGGATGATAGTGGTAAAGGTGTTTTTAAGGGCATTACGCCGCCTGACGGCAGTAATGATAATACCGCTAAAGGGATTAAGAACCCTTGGTCCAAAGAACATTTTAATCTGACTGAGCAAGGTCGGATACTTAGAGAAAACCCAGAGCTGGCACAACAATTGCAGGCTAGCGCTAATTAAGGAGGGTAATGAAATGGGTTGGGAAGATGCGTTGACTTACAACAGCGATAAAATAGCCGCAACTAAGGCTAATTTGACTGAAGTTTCTACTCTGATTAACAACAGAGTTAAATTTATCAACAGGACACGTGGAAGGCTTACTCTTGAAGAGCAAGAGCTTTTGCTGATTAAAGACAAAGTTGATAACAGACTCGCTGATGTCCAATCTATTTTGGATGTAGCAACGGTAAAAACTGCTATTGCGGGAGAAACGTATGAAATGGACCAAACTGATGTTGCAGATGGTGATGAAGCTGAAGTCAGTATTATAGCGGCAATTGCGGCCATTATTGATGAGTTGGAACTCAATGATGTTAGTTACGAAATTGAGAAAGTGTCCTATACGCCCGCTATTGCGGGAACTGAAGGTGATGCTGATGGAACAGATGGGAGTTTTGAATTTAAAGTTAAATTAACGAAACGAATTAAAGAAGATGAAACTGATACCTTAACCATGACTATTAAAGCTACACCTTATAGTGCCGGTTAATAATTAAAGGAGGTATGAAATAATGTCTATAACTAGAATTGCCGATGTTATTGAACCTAGTGTATTTACCCCGTATACCATTCAAAGGACAATGGAGTTGTCTGAGTTAATTAAGAGCGGAATTGCTCAAAATGACAGAGAATTTGATGCGCTCGCAAGCGGTCCCAATGTCCTTGTTAATATGCCTTATTGGAAAGATTTGACTGGCGATCTTGAAATTATGGATGATACTGGAGAAACCAGCCCTGGTAAAATCGAAGCGGGTAAGGATATGGCCAGGAAACTTGGTTTCGTGAAATCTTATGGGGCGAACGCGTTGAGTTCTTTGCTCTCTGGCGATGACCCAATGAGAGCTATTGCTGATTTGTTTGCAGCGTACTGGAATAGACAGTATCAAAAAATTTTGCTCGCTGTACTCGATGGGATTTTTGATTCTCCCAGTATGGCAGACAAAATTCATGATATTACTGGAGCTTCCGATTCTGACGCTCAATTGCTTAGCGGTAAAACTCTTTTAGATGCAATCCAGTTGATGGGTGACGCAAAAAGTGCAATAACAGGTATGATGATTCACAGCGCTACTGAAACTCATCTCGCAAAAAACGATTTGATTAAATATGAGAAAGAATCTGGCGGTAAGGTCGAAATGCCGTATTTCATGGGTAAGCGTGTTATTGTGGATGATAGTATTCCTGTTGATACAAAAACTGGCGCAACAATCGTTTATTTGTTTGGCGAAGGTGC